AAAAGACGAGATATTTGAAGTACCAACAAGAGCAAGACCTGAATATGCTGAGAGGTTAAATGCTAAATGTACTGCAAATATACGAGAAGGTTATTTCTTAGACTTACTTGAGTTACCCGGCCCTGTTGCTCCTGATGGTGACGTTATGAGATTTAGTGCAACAGAAGTCTCGGTAAGAATGAGACAAAGAATGCCTATACTTGGGCCAATTTTAGCTAGACAGGAAGGAGAATTTCTTGATCCTCTTATAAGAAGAACAGTTAATATCCTTATGAGATCATTCCAACTACCTGAAATGCCTGAAGAAATGCAGAATCAGTTTAAGATAGAATATATTAACCCTGTATCAATTTCCATGAGATCAGGTGAAATAAGTTCTATGAATCAACTTTTTGAAATGATAATGCCTCTTGCACAAATTGATCAAACTATACCAATGTATTTTAATACACAGCAAATACTCAAAAATACTGCTGAAGTATTACAAATACCAACTTCTAATCTTAGAACAAAAGAAGAAGTAGATGCAATGGTACAAGAACAACAAAGACAACAACAAGCACAACAACAAATGCAACAGGCTCAAGTAGCTGGTCAATTGAATGAATCAATGGCAAAAGCAGAATCACTTAGAGCAGACTCTAAAGCGGCATGATTTCACGCTGGTTACAAGAGAAAGAAAAACGTACACGGTTTAAAGAGGTCTTTAGTGGAGAAGAAGGACAAGATGTAATTGCGGCTTTAGCCAATGCTCATTTTGTTTTTAGAACTTCTCATTCTAGTGACCCTTATACATCTGCATGGCAAGAAGGCCAAAGAACTGTAGTAATGGAGATTATTAATCTCGTTGGTGCAGATTTAGAGGCAATAAGAAAAAGAATTGACTTGCAGGAACAGGCTCGTGTTGAAAGACGAGCATAACCTTTAACTAAAAAAACTATGTCAGAAGAAGCAATAGCTCCTGAAGGATCAGGGCAAGCTGATAGTGGCGAATCTTCGGCTTTACAATTTAACGCATCCTCTATGCCAGAAGGTTTAAGGGATGAACCTAGTCTCCAAACATTTGACTCAGTAGATAAACTCGCTAAGTCCTACGTTAGTGCAGTCAAGATGATTGGTGGCAATCCAGACAATCTTATTTCCCTTCCACAAGAAGGAGAAAGTATGGATGGTCTATATAACCAACTTGGAAGACCAGAACAACCTAGTGGTTATGATCTTGGTGAAGATGACGAAGGAATTCTTGATAATTATAAAGAATTTGCACATGAAGTCGGATTAAGCCAAAATCAAGCAGAAAGTATTCTTGGTGCTTATGAAAGTATTCAAGAAGAAGAAGCAGAAAATTTTCAAAAAAGCATAAAAGATTTAGAAGTTCATTCTACTATTCAATTGCAACGTGAATGGGGCAAAAATTTTGATGGTAATATGGATTATGCTAAAAGAGCTTATGCACAATTTGCTTCACCAGAATTGTCTGAAGTTTTAGATGATACAGGTCTTGGGAATCATCCTGAAGTGATCAAGGCTTTTTCTAAAATTGGACAAATGTTAGGTGAAGAATCACTTGCGGTAGGGACAGGATTAGGTCGTAATCAAATGTCACCGCAATCTGCGCAGGAAGAGATTCAGGCTCTTTATAGTGATAAGGATTTTTCAAAGTCATATCGTGACAATACAGATCCTAATCATACAACTGCGATGAAGAAAATGGATAGGTTGTTTAAAGCGGCATATCCATCTCAACAACGAGTAAGGTAGTTTCACCCCTCCATAGTGGAGGTAAGGCCGACACAAGAGGGAATAGGTAGACAAGCATATGCCCTATCGACATCCTCTTGAGACCCTTTATGGATAATCTCTAGGTTAGAGTGACTTTAATTTATGCACATAGTGTGCATGAGATTTCTATAAAAGGTAAATTATGGCTAATTTTTATGACATTGAAACGTCGTATATACATCGCTATTCTGCTGATGTATTACATGCGCTTCAGCAAAAGACAACAAGGATTCGTAATTTCGTTACGAACAAACCAAATTGTCAGGGTGTCGCAGAGTTCATTGATAAGATCGGAACTAACGAAGCACTTGACAAAGTTGCTCGATTTGCAGATTCACCAGTACAAGCCATAGCCCATAAACGTAGGAGAGTATCAGCACAACCTAAAAATGCTGGATTCTTTGTAGAAGGTTTTGACACTCGTAGAATGAACTATGATGTGTTCCAACCTTATGCAGAAGCTACTTCAATGGCTATGTCTCGGAAAATGGATGCAACTATCGTTGATGCCGCTTTTGGTTCAGCTTATGAATCAGATGGTGGAGCAATGGACGGAGCAACTGAGATCGTTTGGAATGATACAAACTTCCCTAAACAGTTTATTGGTAAAGACTACTCTGTTGGCACAGCAACAGTTGATATGAGTGGTATTGATAACACAGCATCTAATGCTAGGTCATTATCAATCGACAAACTGTTAAAGGCTCGCAGAGTTCTTTCTGAAAATGAAGCAGACCAATATGATGAAGGTGGTAATCCGCTTTATTTCATAGTCTGTTCAGCTTCTCAGATTGAGTCATTGCTACATTCCCAACAAATCCAAAGTTCGGATTATAATAATATTCGTGCATTGGTAGAAGGGCAAACTAATTACTTTGCTGGCTTCCAGTTCATTAGGTATGAAAATATGCCTACTACTGGTACTGGTGATTCATTAGTTGAAAAAGTACTTGCATTTCATCCGCAAGGACTGACTTTCTGCTCTTGGGAAGAACCAATAACTGAGATTGAAAGACGTTCCGACAAATCGTTTGTACCATATGCATATTTTGAAATGGATATTGGAGCAACTCGTGTTTGGGAAGAAATGGTCATTCAAATCGACTGTTTCAAAACAGCTTAACCCATAACATGAAAGGACAATATGGCTAATGTATATGCAGTAGATTATGCAAAACGATTCTCAACCGTTCCAGCAAAGCTAACTAATGTAGCTACGCAGGGTGGAAGAATGCGTGTTTTGTATGACACTTACACAGTAGTAGCGGCAACAGCCCAAAATGATGTTGTATATTTTGGTAGATTACCACCAGATAGCAAGGTATGGGAAGTTGCAATTCAAACTTCTGCTACACTAGGAAGTAGTTCAACAATTGATGTCGGCTGGCAAGCTGTATCTGCAACGGCAACGTCAGCAAATACAGACCTTGATGGTTGGCACGATGGTATATCTGGTGAAACCGCCCTCTCTTTTTGGAAGGTTGGTGGAGCTTCAACTGCATCAGGTAATAAGGGTATTGCAATTGCCCCTACATCTATACCTGATGAAGCAGATATAGTTGCAACACTTCTTGGTGCTGATCCAAATGCAGATGTAGTAATAAGTTTGATGTGTCACTATTCAATTGATTAACATCAATTAATAATCGGGGGTTGGGAAACTAGCCCCCATTTCTAACAGTTTAATATGGACAAAACTGGTATAGCTAACCTTGCCTTGAGCAATCTAGGCGAAGCTAGAATACAATCATTAACAGAAGATAGTTCAAGGGCTAGAGCATGTAGTGCAAGAATAGATGGTGTAATAGAGACTATTCTACGGATGCATGTTTGGAACTCTGCCTTAGAACGTCAACAATTAGTGTCAGGAGAAACACCAATTTTTGGTTGGAATTATTCTTATCAACTTCCTGCTGATTGTATAAAAGTAGTAGAAGTTGAGCCTGTATCTAAATTTCAGGTAGAAAAGAAATACATTTTATCAAATGAAACATCTTTATATCTTCTATATGTAGCAACTCCAACAGATATTAATAATCTAGATTCACTACTTGCAGAAGCAATTGCAATGAAACTTGCAGTAGAAGTTGCAGAAACGCTTACAAGTAAAGAAGGATTAAAGAATGAAATGATGCAAAAATTTGTTGTAGCATTACAAGAAGCCAGAGGTGCTAATTCTAAAGACAGAACACCTGATCATAGAGAAAGATCCTCATGGCTAGATGCTAAAAAAGGAAGATATTCTGTTACTCATAGAACCTTTAATACTCCTACAATTGGTTATGAGGTTGATATGCAAGCATGGAAGACTAAATGAAGTATGAATTTCTTCAACCTAAATTTACAGAAGGTGTATTAGCAAAAAGTCTTCAGGGTCGTTCTAGTGAAGAGTTTTATTCTTTTGGATACAAAGAGTCCAAGAATATGATTCCTGTTCTCTCAGGCCCGGTTGTGAAACGTCCCGGTACTAATTTTATTGGGGAGGTTAAAGATCCTACCGCAGTATTTGTCCCATTCTTCAAAGATAAAGATAATACTTATATCCTAGAATTAGGTATATCTTCTTCAACAGGCTATTTAAGAGTCTGGTCACAAAACCAATTATTATATGAAAGAACTGGAAGCGGTGGTGGTTCTAGTACAAGTACAACAGATATATATGAATCTGCAAGTACACAACATTGGACTGAAGCAGAATTAGAAACATTAAAGTTT